TCATCTCCCTCATCAAAAAGAATTTGACCAACCGTGTTTTCAAGTTGGGTATTAGGATTGGACATTGCTAATTCTTTGTTCAAACTATCTGGTATAATATATCCATGTAATTCCATATTAAATGTGGTCTTTACAATTCTATCTCCATCAGTAGGAACTTCTGTAGAATCAGAAAATTCTGCTATTGATGTTCTAAATTTGAATCTTTCGGGGTCACCCCAATAACTACCTTGTGAGTAATTTATGGCTTCTATAAGGTCATTCATTTGCTCAATATAGTCTGTCCAAATAACACCCTCATATTGAATAGTGACATAATCTGGAACTACTACTGAGTATCTTTCTCTAATTGGAACGACCCCTTGTAATGCTGAAAAATTATCGTATCTGTTTTGTGGAGAATATTTCTTCTCAAATGTGTAAAAAAGTTTTGGGTTGTTTGCATCTATCTTTGAAAAGTTTACAGAAGTATCTTTACCAACAGAAGTTCTTCTGTACATAATTAAAGGAACCATTATTTTACCTTTTTGGTCTCTATAATATTGTCCCCTTTGTGCTGAAACCCATCTTTCTGGAGAACCATATAAAACTGGTACAGAAACATCTTCATCAAAATCATTAACTCTCGGTCTTATAACCTCATCAAAATAATACTTTATTGCATCATCTATATCATAAAGACCTATTTTTATATCACCAACTCTATCTTCTTTTCTTGTTCTTGTAGAACCACGATTTATTTGTTTTGATGGTGGTTTTTGTGCACCAGGTGCTGCTCTGTCTATTACAAATTGTGAAGATATGTCTAATTGAGACTTTGGTGTTGGTTTTTCTGCCATTAGATATTCCTCATACTATTATTCTTACTTGCATCACCAACACGAACTCTTTCTAATTGAAGTTTTGTTTTTCTTGACATATGTGTAGTTACGGTTATCGTCAAAGTATTTTCTGTCTGTCCATATACTAATTGATTTTCTATGACTCCGTTTACTTCCCAATAAGAATCATTCCAAGAAAGTACATCTCCAAGTTCTAAAAATAGTCCAGCATTCTTTATTGTCTTTCTTAAGAAATTAAAAGTAGCGGCTTGATTCAATTCTGCACCTGGGTATTCTGCCGTATCGTATGTTTGGTCTTCTTGTTCTATTAAAGCCGCTACTCTAAGACCTTGGTAATACACTTTACTTCTTGCTTCACCATACAAATTAACTTCAGATTCATATAAGTTATACTTATAAACATCAACTTCTGTGTTTATAAATTCACCTATAAGTTCTTCATTAATGGTTTCTATCAGTTTAAAGTCTCGTGACCTATAAAATAAACCCATTATTTATCCTACATATATCTTTAGTGGTGCTCCTGCAAGTACAGAAAGCATATTTTCATTTTCTTCTCGTTGTGCTTCAAGTTGTAATCTACGACTACTCTGTTCTAAATTCTCTCTAAGTTGTGTAACTAACTCCTCTTTTTCTTGTTGTGCTTGAGAAACAAGTTCTCCACCATTTAGAGTAACTTCGGAACCAGGAACTGGAACACTTGAGTATTTACTTCTTACGAAACCTAATAATTCTCTTGATAAGGCAAGAGTATATTTTCTAATCCATTGTTTTCCTACATCATTGATAAAAGAATATGTAAAATTACTATATGGTATATTTGAATAGTTAGTCACCGTACCAAGTGTACTCGTAACAACTGCGTTTCTATCTGCTTTTTCAATATACTGAAAGTGTACTTTTTCTGGTGTTGTACCACCCCCATTATCTTGTGGTATAGGAAATATTCTTAATTTATTATTAATTAATTCAAATGAATATGCTGACTTTCTGATTTGGTCATTAAATTCTATCGCTTGTAATCTTAGTATATCAGAGTAAATTGGCATTAAAATAAAACTGACTCCTGGTGAGTAGTTACCAAAACCAAAACTATCTAACATTGCATTCATTCCCATTCCAGTTCCAACAAATGGGTCAAAATACCTTTGTATCGCTGGTGGTGCTTCATGATATATTCTTTTTATTTCAATTGCTTTTCCACTTGCAGATGGAGTTGCCCATAGTGCATCTAAATCATAATCTTGTTGGTCTGCTACCATATCAATAGAACCACTATACCAAGTTATATTTCCACCACTACCTGCTTCAGAACCATAATTTTCTGCTATTGTTATTGCACGAGCAAGTGGATTAGGATTTATCTCAACATTGGTCATATCACTACCAGTTGGTGCTCCTTTTACATTTAATAAATTTTCTCTTATTTGAAACTGATTCACTTGTGAACTATACTCACTAATAGACTCTTCAAAACAAGCATAGAATTGAGAGTCTTGTAGTTCAATATCTGTTATAGGATATCCGAGTCTTTTTGCGCACCAATTTGCTACATTTGGCCCGTCATTTTGAAAAGATGAATCTGTATCGTACTGACCGAAAGGAGTTGACCCACTAATTGCCGAACCACTTCCTGGCCATATAGGTATATCTGCCATAAATTTACTCCAAAGATATAATGTTTCTTATAGATAAATATCAAGTAACCTAAAAATTAAACTTATAGGTTAAAAAAAAAGGGGGAAGTAAACTTCCCCCTTATTTTATCAGGTTATGATTAAATTGCTAATCTTAGACTTGGTCTAAATGTGCAATCTGAATCTTACCATAGAACTCAGGTCTAACCATCTTCTTCGCGTAACGAGTCATCACACCTTTTCTTGGTGTAAAGTTCGTTGGGTCATAGACCAACGGAGTCATGATGAGAGGTACATACGGAGCATAAACAGCACCAGTTTCAAGGAACTGAGAACCACGATAACCCATAAGAATAATATTCTCGGTCATGTAAGGGTTCTTGTAAACCGTAAAACGATTGTTTAAAGCACCGATTTTTTGTACACCCATTGCGAACTGACTTTGGTCACCATCCGTATCAGCTGCATATCCAGGAATTGACTCAAGGATTGTAGCCACAGATGGAGAAGTTACCAAGAAGTTTGCTCCGCCACGAAGTGTTTTACGATGTATTTCATTAGACACTTTCTGAATCTTAATGCCTAATGTCTGATACCAAGCATTCTTAGTATAAGCATTAGATGCACCAGAAATTTCAGAAAATCTATCTTCGCCATTACCTAATCCGTCATCTTCAAAACCGACTTTAGCTGACCAATTAGCAGATGAAACTGCGTTCTCAATTAACATATCAAGTATTTCCAAATCAATTTCCATTGAAATGTATTCACTTAACATAGAAGTCAATTCTGCTTCTGCGTCAATTGAGTGGTAAGCGTTAAGGTCTTGAGCGAATTCAGGAGTCCATGATGCTTTCAATTTACGAGTCTTTGCGACAATTGTCTCAGACCTTAATTGTACATCAATCTCAGGAATGTCAAGAGATACTGCTGAACCAGATGTAGAGGTATCTTCAAAATCACCTCTTGTTACATCTGTAGGTTGCTTCTGATATTTGACAACGATGTTCTCAATGTCATCAGAACCAGACACGATAAATTTAACATTACCGCTTGTGTCTATGGATGTAAACTCTGGGAAGTAACTAATAATATTACTACCAGAAATTGCGAAACCACGAACACCTTCTGCATCCACATTTGTGAAAGAGTTAGAACCAGTAGGAACTGTAACAGAACGAAGATGGCCAGTATTAATAGATGCTGACATATCTGCATTAAAGTTAAGTTCACTAAAGACTACTGATGCGGAAGTAGGTGAAGCAATACTATCAGATG